ATCATCAGGTCTAAAGACTCTTGACCCTTCTGTATTAGGTCATAGTATGTGTCTCTAGAATGGTCGTAGTCAGTTTTTATTTGATCAGAATCACTCATTATATTTCTCACTTGTTATGCACTATCCACCGTATTTGTAAGGGTCGTAGTGAATCCATAATCACTGTCGGCAGAAGCGCCAAGAGGATTTGGTAGGATGTTCAATTTCGAAACCCAAACGTCTGAGTCTCCAGAACCTTCTTTTATAAGGTACTGATTAGTTTCTACGTCACGAATTATTTTACCTGTGCCAAGTGGCCCATAGAAATTTGCTTGCATCTCAAAATCTAATTGGTAGTTTATAACTCGTCTATCACCGACTGCACCTTCATATGTATCTGAATATGCAACACCCTGTAGTGTGACAGGTACGTCTTCTTTTATGTCTGCATAGTCAGCAAAAGGTTTGATTGTTATACTATATTGTGGTGTAAAATACGGTAAAATTTGTTCTAGTATTTGTAGGCCATCATCTTGACCTTTTACATATAGATTTAATTGAAAAGCAATAGTGTACGGTACATAGTTGTAAAGTTTATTCCTAGAAACAACACTAGATGTACTGACATCTGCCTTTTGTATCTTACCCATCTTTTGTAGTTGTCGTTCGGGTGAGTATGTAAATGCAAGCATCTCAAATGACATTCTTGGTAACTTGACTGCTAAACCTGTGTTGGTATCAAGATTACCTTGGTCTCGGATACGAACTAATGCCTGATCTCTAGCCGCATATGAAATAGGAATTTTCATAGTGCCAATAGTATCCCCAGCTGAGTTATGTCTTAGAACATATATGTTGTTGAATAGTGAACCAAACATCGCAACGCTTTTGCGGATGCGTTCGTGGTAAAAATAAGAACCTAACATTTATTGTACATCTCCAAACGGATTACTTTCAGTGAAATCCAAGAACGACATATCCGTAGCAGTCGTTTCAAATTCATCATTCATATCAGATTTAGTCGCACCTATATCCTCTATTATAGAAGTGGGTGTACAGAATGCACGAGATGCGTTTCCAAGTAGTGCAATTCCTGTAGCAAGTTCTGCAAATTTACCATCATCAGCACCAACGTGGATAAGTCCAAGTGTATTAGAAGAATCGTTCCAACTGAGTACATCAGCGTATATAATAGTACCTGATGTCTGAGTTTGAGTTACATATTCGCCCAAGATATAGCCAGGCCCAGAACTGTCCATGACTAATTCGTATGTGTATGCGTACTGTTCTGCTTCTTTATCCAGTTCGATGTTACCAGTAGCAAACTGTTCATCACTGTACTCAAATTTCTCACAACGTAGTTTATATGTTGGAAGATTACTTAATTGATAGAATGGAGATTCGTGTTCTACGTGTGTTATCTTAAAGAAAGACTTAGACAAAGCGAGGTATACTATATCACCTTCACGTGGCCTTGTACCAGTAATTTCATTATCATATCGAAGAACCATTTCTTTCCACCGTGTTCTAGACACAATGAATGTTGCTTCGTCGCGTATCTCTACACCAAACTTAGTAAACAGATCTCCTTCACCGTCGAAACCGTCGGTGTTCTCAATATACATTTCTACTTTGTGTGATGAGTTGTATCTGGACTGTACGTCTTCACCAAGAATGGTATCCTCGTTGATAATATCTCTAGGAAGATAATATACGTCTTGGCCATAGATCTTCAAGGATTCTATAATTATATCCTCATAGAGTCTCTGTTCACCTTTTACAACTTGGGAGAAATAGTGATTTGTTGCCATACTGTTATCCTATATAAAAATCTACAGGAGTTTCAAACGTCGATCTTATTTCCTCTTTTAAATTAGTTATATCTTCTTTTCCATCTTCGAATATCTGTCTACCATTCAATGTAACACCACCAGGCAAAACCATACCTTCAAATTTAATAAGGTTTGATCCCCACTGACGTTTCAACAAAGCAGTTCCGTAATCTTTTAACCACATATCATTCCAAGTTGCCGCAAATGTTGCCATACTAACTGACTGATATGCTTCAAACACTATATATTCACCCGCTTTGACATCTTTATCTTCGAAGTCTCCGTGGAGATAAACTCTATTACCATGTCTAACATATGTAATTTGTGGAGTACCATTAAGCTTTTGATCCAACAAGGATAGGTACTGTTGCATCTGTTCGTAGTATGCCAAATCACCAGCAAAGTTTTGTAGGTCAGCAATGTCATTAAGCATCATTTGATATTTAATGTCAAAGAAATTGAATGATGTGTTAAAGGAACTCGAAACGGGAAACATTTTAGTTACGTATAAAATGGTTGTGTCACCTAAACTGATGTATCCATTAGTTACGTCGTCAGCAGTCACTAAATGTGATTTATATATTCTTTGTACTGCGTCGCTATGATACTCTTGCCAATATTGTATAGACTCATCGATACAATCCTCTTGTTGGTCAGGATCGATATTGATCTCTAGAACAGGCTCGCCTAGCCGACGCATACAAAGCTCAAGAAATGTAGATCTGGATGTTGCAGTTGCCATTTTTAGTTCCTATTTTATTCTATTTAGTTAAGCAGAGATCCACCAGAATTGTAGACATTGATCCTATAATAAGCACCCGTCTGACTATCTAGTTTGTCTGCGTTTAAATTTGTTACCAGTGCAGTTGATGCTGTAGTAATTGCACCTGTTATATGTAAAGCACCTGCTAATGTAACTTTTTGTGCATTGTCAATAGTAACAGCAGTGATGGAAGCGGCACCTGCGGAATCTCCGTCTTCTTTAATAAACAAACTTCGTGCAGCTGGATATTGAATATTTAAATCGTTTCCTGCCGCGGTGGTTATCATACCCCCTGCCGTTGTAGAGAAAGTTGGAGAGTATACGGTACTATTAAATGTAGCCGCACCTGCATCTGACATATCAAGGGTTAAGGCAGTTATTGTTGAACCGCCATCATTACCACTAATCACTAAATCTTTATCTTGTTGTCCAACATGAATACCTAAATCATTTGACGAATTGAAAATTATCCCATAACCAGTTCCATTTTTGTCAAGTTTAACTTGACCACCTTGATCAAGATGAATATCTCCTACCGCATCTATAGTAAAGTTACCTGTATGGTTTATTTTAGCATCTGCCTTTGACATTGTAATATCGTGTGCGAAGATTGCTGTTCCAGAATCTGATGCGTCAAGAGTAAGTGCATCATAAGTAAATCCACCATCATTAGTTTTAAATATCATATCTTGGTTTGAAACCAATGCTTGCATTACAAACTGTGAACCACTGCCATTTTGGATTTGACCGTAAGTTACACTTGCATCTTTGAACTTAACATTACCAGCATCTCCATCAAGAACAATACTTCCAGTAGCATCTACAGTAAAGTCACCAGCATGAATAATTTCTGAACCTGCAACCATACTTAGATTGTGTGAGAAAAGTGCCGAACCTGAGTCTGACATATCCAGAGTAAGTGCATTTACTGTTGCAGTACCGTCTAGACCTTGTAATATAATATCCTTACCATCTATTATTGATTTAAGAGTGACATTTTGACTTGCCATAGAGATATGACCTATCGCAGTACCGTCATCTTTAAAGTTAATTTCTGCACCACCAGCATCAAGTGTAATATCTCCAAAGGTATCAACAAGGAAACCTGATGAGTCGGCATTAATTTGGGCAATTGTAGGTGTTGTTATTGTAGGTGCTGTTAATGTTTTGTTTGTTAGTGTATCCGTTGACACACGAGATACTAGAGTTGAGTTATCACCAGCGGGTAAAGTCGAAACGGTTGACGATCCAACAGAGTGTGGTTGTGATTGAAGTGTTTGGAAGTGATCATTACTTACTTCACAATAGAAGTCAATTTTTCCTACTGCACCACTATTAGTTTGTACTTTTATAACACCACCCGAAACAGTCAGGTCATCACCAACCCCTAAATCACCAGCGATTGTAACATTAGTTGTTCCAGTAGGTATTTCAATTACATCTGAGTCAAGATCATTTTTGATTGTTACATCATTAGTAGAACCTTGTCCAGTAAGTATTAGACCCTCTGCGGCAGTGTACCCTATCGCTGCATTGTCTCCAGCAGCTGTGTCTGTGGTCGCTTCAAGTGTACCACCAGTAATAATTCCAGTGGTTGTAATCGCTCCCGCTCCTACATCAATACTTGTAAATCCTGATGTAATAGAACCAGCATTTAATGCACCGACTGTTGTCAGTGCCGCTGCTGTTGTGACGTTGGGTTGTGATGCTGTAGATAATGTTGCCGCAAGTGTACCTGTTACTGTGGCACCATCACTCGTAGTTTCGATTTTCTTCACATTGTTGTGATATAATTCTGCTGAACCATCATCTGTAAACTTCGCGAGTGTCTCACCAGATCCTTCGATTTCTACAACCGAACCAGTAAGTTTTAATGATCCTGTACCAGCATCAGAAACATAAGAGTTTGAAGCGTCGTGATAGATTTGTAAATCATCCGCAGTGCCGAATGTTGCTTTTGAGTTGTCTGGGAATCTGAGGTTTGTAGTACCAGTAGGAACACCAGCGACTGTTGCGTCACTATCGTTTTTAACTGTGACATCAAACGTAGAACCTTGACCCGTAAGGATAAGACCTTCTGCGGCAGTGTAACCTATAGCAGCGTCGTCACCGACTGTAACATCTCCAGTTACGTGTATTCCACCACCAGTGATATCACCTGTGGTTGTAATCGCAGATGCACCAGGATTTATGTTTCCAAAGTTTGCGGTGATCGAACCAGCGTCCAATGCACCTACAGATGTAATATCCGTTTGGGTAAGTGTTATATGTCCACTAGATATTCCAAATCCAGCAGAGTCAAATGACGCAATACCTTTATTATTCTTAGTTGCATTTTCTCCAGAAAACGTGATAGTATTTGCACCATCATCAACCGCAAGATCTAAACCTTCACCAGCGACTAGAACTCCACCACCTAGATTATCTCGGACTGCTTCTAGGTAATCAACTCCACCGACTTCAAGAGATCCTGATGTAACGTTAAGAGTTTTGTTTACTTCCCATTCATCATTAGAACCATTGAATGTAAGTGTTGCTTTTGTACCTGAGTATCCTCCACCACCTACTGTAAATCCTGCACCGTCTGCGGCCGCGGCATTTCCAGCACTGTCTGCAAGGACGATGTTTAGATCACTTACGTTTAATGATGTAGATCTAATTTGTGTCTGCGTACCTTGAATTGTAAGGTTACCACGAATAACAACTTCACCACCATCACTATCAATCGGGTTTGGATCAATGAATAATGTACCACTTGTTGAACCGACTGTATTGTCTAGTATTCTTATATTGTCTACATCAATCTGTGTCAATCCTGCTAGTACAGTAGATGTTCCACCAGCGTTGATTGCAGTAGAACCTATTGTAGTTGCTTTAGTTGTAACCGCACCAGAACTTACTGCAAAGTTTGCAGTCGCAAATGATGCAACACCTTTGTTTGATACTGTTGCGTCTTCACCAGAGAATGTAACTGTATTACCTGATAGTGCAACATCCATTCCTTCACCAGCGGCAAAGATCATGTCAGAGTCTAGTAGATTAAATGTGTCACTGTCTGCACCAGCGACAACGTTTATTGTTTTTGCATCGACATATGCTTTAACTGCTTTCGCAGATGGCAGAGTATCATCGTTTGTAGATACCGCAGTTATATCTGCGTCTAACACACCAGATTTAAGGTTTGCAACTTCTATGTTTGTAAGTGAGTTACCTGTTCCGTCTGCATCAAAAGATTTATTTGTAAATGTATCTGTTGTTGCTTTACCTACCAGAGTATCTGTTGAGGCAGGAAGAGTGACTGTTACATCCGCAGTAGATGCGGCACCTTGAAGGGTGAGACTATTAGTACCATTGTTTGTACCTTCTTTAAAGGTAATAGTACCAGCGGCAGTCGCACTCGGAGTGATATTTGGATTTAACACCAGTGGAGTTGTTATAGTCGGAGTTGTTAATGTCTTGTTTGTTAACGTGTCTGTTGTTGCCTTACCAACCAATGTATCAGTCGCGGCAGGTAGTGTTACTGTTACATCCGCAGTAGATGCGGCACCTTGAAGAGTGACACTATTAGTGCCATTGTCTGTACCCTCTTTAAATACAATAGTACCTGCGGCACTATTGCTTGGTGTAATATTTGGATTTAACACGTTCGGGGTTGTTATAGTAGGACTTGTTAACGTTTTATTTGTTAATGTATCTGTTGTTGCTCTACCGACTAAAGTATCCGAATCAGCGGGAAGTGTTATCGTTACATCCGCAGTTGCCGCAGGCCCTTGGAGAAGGACGCGGTTTGTTCCGTTATTTGTACCCTCTTTAAAGGTAATAGTACCAGCGGCAGTCGCACTTGGTGAGATTGTTGGGTTGGATATAACTGGTGTTGTTAACGTTTTATTCGTTAATGTATCTGTTGTTGCCTTACCAACCAATGTGTCAGTCGCGGCTGGAAGTGTGAGAGTCGCGTCAGCAGTAGATGCTGGCCCTTGGAGAAGAACTCGGTTTGTTCCGTTATCAGTTCCCTCTTTAAACTCAATAGTACCAGCTGCG